TCTTCAAGTTCTTGAACTCTTTTTTCGTATGTTGACATATTGCTTTTTACTTATTTTTTGATGATCGCATCAGATATGCAGTGACTGCTGCTCCAACGAGCCAACCTGCAGCAACCCAACTTACAAAGATAAATCCGTTTTGAATATATTCAACTGTAAAAATCATGGCAGTTGTTGCATCTGTTTACGTTGTGCTTCTGTGACGCGTCTTGAAAGATGAACGCTGTCATCAAGGGCAAAGATCGACCAACCATAGAGTGGTCTCGTATTCTTGCGCTTAGACTTATTGCCGAATAGTTTGGTTAGCAGTGTCATCGTTTGGTGTTTCTATTTTGCTGGTTTAATTGAGACTAGATAGTTTCCAATTGGCAACATTTGGGTGGTCGTCTCGACTAGTGAATCTAAACTAAGACCTTCACAATTTTCTTGCATCCAGGGAAGCCATAGTATTTGACGTTCTTTAACGTCACGCAGTGTTTCAGTTTTGATCTTGTACATATTCAATGAGATTTGAGTCTGCACGCAAGCTTGGAACTTGCCTTTTTTCTGTCTGTAAAGAATTTTGTTGGAGGAGCAATCTTATGACGAGTCAGCGCTCTCAGAGCAATGGGTGAATAGTCAAAAGTTTTTGCTTTGATCTTTTTCATTAGAGACTAATTGGATTGAACGTAGAAGCTTTACGCACTCGAGCAAATTCGTCTTGAACGAGATTATCATAGTCACTTGAAACTTTAGTACTATCTTCAACTTCAAAGGACTTGATCAATTTACGGTCAGCAGCATGACGCTGAGCGATGCTAGCGATGAGTGACTTACGGGCTTCGAGTTGCATTTTGGTTTGTGGTGTCATATTGTTGCTTACATGGTTATTATAGCATAAAACCCACAGAAAGTACACAACTTTTTTCATAAAAGTGAAAAAAGGTCCCGGACAGTGTCCCCGTATAGAGAAACCGATCATCTAGAGGCCTCCCGGAGGTCAAAAATGTGAGAATTTACAATGTTTGGGAGGCAAATTCTATGGCCCGGGAGGCCTCCAGTTCCATTGGACGGGATTTGTACCATCCTCCAGTCTCGAGATCTATTTCTTTGCAAAGGGTTGCAACTTCAACTGGGGTAATAGGATAGCCTCGCTTCATTGCATTAGAAGAGATGTTGATCATTATTTTGTACATTTGTGTGTACCACCCAGAATGTTGGATGTTGCGATAATCAGACACCATATTTTTATTTACGAAAGGACAGTCATGATATGACTTCCATGTATATGAAGTATTTGTAAGCGATTCACGCCGGTGTTCTATGACTTTTAAACGTATGTGTTCTGGTAGTTTATCAAAAAATGTCGCCGCAGTCTCTTTAGCAACATAAGGATGTTTTGCCATCAATGCATATGGATCCAATAGTGGAGCGTCATGGTGTGAGAATATAAAGCAGTGACTGTTAGGATAGCGAGCAGGCACATAATACATACGAGACAGGTCCTTGGTTTGTGGATCTCCCAATGAGTTGTATTCTGTGTTTAGTGCATACCAAAAATGTTTTATGTTTTCTGCTGGCACTTCGCATGTGAGTGGAAATACAACTCGAAACTTTGGCTTTTCAGGCGTACTGCTTGCAGAAGAATAACAGATGAAACGTGCGTTTTTAAACCCAACTATAGCATCTTCAAATGAACCACTATAGTCATCAACATCAAGTGCAGCCCACCCGCCCCATGAAATTACATTCACATTTTTACGCGTTTCATTTTCAACAAAGCGAGCAGGACTTATAAGTGGAGAGCCTGTACGAAACTCTCCCTTTTTAGGTTTGTATCCTGGTTGTTCACTAAGTTTATACAACAGTTTTTCAAATGCATCGACACTATCAAACGTCATTCGACGATGCGTCTTGTTGTCAAAGATAGAAGTGAATATCGTAAGACTGTATTGCATTCGAAGACTATTCTAATCTATTCTAAATAGAATGTAAATGATTTTATAAACTACTTAATTTGCCATGATTGCCTGCATGAGAAGGAGCACACCATCCTTCTGGTTTAATAAGATCTGGAAGACCTAGTGGATTTGGTCGAGATTCTTTTATTCCAACTTGTTTGTTCATATTTGCTGTATGCACCGCACTCCATGCTGTATAGGCATTAACTCCAAACGCGTCAAGAGTTCCAATCGCAACGACACACAGATCAATTAGTCCATCAACTACTTCTTCGGCGTCTATTTGTTCACTGGTTGCTGCAGTCTTAGTTTCATTAAGCTCTTCTTCAAGAAAACTCAAACGAAACTGTAGAAACTGTCTAAGTTTTTCCGCGTCAAAGTTTTCAACTGCGGCATGCACTCCATACTTTGCATGCATATCATATATGTCTTTTACCCAATTTGTACTCATAATGTATTGTATATATTTGTTTCAATTAAAAAAATCTTCAAGACTTGCAACTGGAATTGCTTTCCAATGAACTGCATCAAGCACCAGTTGTAGCGGATCAGAAAATGTTTTTTCGAAAAGCAGATCACGATCAACCCAACGATGCAGATCAAATTCTGGTGGAAGGACATCAATAAACCCAATTACATTTTCACCAGTAGGGTTGCCTTTCTTGAGATAGATGTATTTGATTTTATCGCCACCTTTAATGAGATGATATTGCTGAGTCAAACCAAGTTGCTTTAAGAGATGATTATACATGATAGACGCACGACTGTTGATTGGAGTGCCGCTCTTGTATGGAACCTTGTTTCCATTTTTATCTACACGTTGAGTCCACTTTACAATGTCAGACACACCACGAGGAAACGCCATCTTTTCAACTGCATGCTGTTCAAACTCTTCTCTAAACTTTGCAACTTCATCTTGAATAGCACGTTCAGACTGCGTCACGAGTATCTTAAAGATACGCTTAAATTCATCACGACAAATTTTTGGAGTACTACTCTTGATTGCTTCGATGCCTTTCATAACGATTTTAGGTTCGGCATACTGAACGCCTTCACTCGATAACACGTTTAGGATATAACGCTTTTTAGCAGTAAAGATTGCAACGCTGCTAATCTTTTCAACCTTCATGACCATCGTGTTTTTATAGACATTAGTTTTGCGCGCAAGATTGTTGTATGCATTCTTAATTACTGGTTCAAGAGCTTCTTTACCAAATTTAATTAAAAATGCATGAGGGTCTTTTGGTTTACACTTTTCTACAACATCAGCAAGATTGATGTAGATACTGTCAGTGTCAGATGCAACGATTCTATCTTTAGCGTTTACATCACCAAGTGCTTTCGACAGATAGTCGTTGACTGCATTTTCAGCGGTATGAATTGCAAGCTGTCCAGACAGTGTGATGCCTTCTGCGATGTCTAGGTTGAAATATCTAAAATATTGATTTGCCGCGGCACCATAGAGACTGTTAAGCAAAATCTTAAGACACATCTGACGATTACTCGCTCTGTCAATTTCAATCTGAAGATCTGCATATCGTCGTGATGTTTTATCAAGCGTCTCAGCTTCAGACTCATGCTCAAGCATCTTGCGTTTTACTTCAACACGCTGGTTGTATAGCTCTTCAATAATTTCTGGAAGTATGCCTTGCTTGTCGCGTCGAAAGCATGCACCATTTGCTGCAACTGCAAGATTGTCTTCTGGCGCCCACACCTGTTCTGAGTTTAAGATCTTGTCCTCACCGCCATTCTGCAACGATGCCACCTTCATATGCGGCACGATAGTTTCTGGACTCATGTTGTATTGCACGATAAGGTTTGGATAGAGACTGTTGAGGTCAAAACTCATAACCCATTCATGACGTCCAACTTGCGGATCCTTAACGAAACCTCCAGCATAATCACTCTTAAATGAACGCGTGTTTGGTGGAATCGCGATATGACGTGTTGCTAGCTTGCGAAAGATGATGCTGTCCCAGATTGCAACTGTGCCAAGCGTGTCAGCATAGTTTACGCCGCCAAAATATGATAAGGTAAAGACAAGACTAATAAGTCCAAGCTTTGCTTCAAGTCGTTCAATAAGCTCAATGTCGACAATATTGTAATCTATGAAAGTTTGATAGTCTTGTTCATACAACTCGGTAAGAGTTCCATACTGACTATAGTCGATTTTGTTTTGGCCAAGCACAACTTCAGCAATAAAATCAAGGCGATACGACTCTTGTGCTCCGTATGTATTTGCTGCAAACTTTTTAAAGAGGTCAAGATAGTCTAGCTGTTGAATGCCATACAAGTTATACAAAAAGTTTTCTTTGCCTTTGATCATTACTGCCTTTTGTTCGATATGACTCCAAGGCGACATCTTTTTTGCGCTGTCAATTCCAAGCACACGCGAGATTCGATTTACGAGATATGGAATATCAAACAAGCGAATGTTCCAACCAGTGACTACATCTGGAGTGTTTAGCGTATCAAACCACCAATCTAAAAAGTCTTGCAACAACTCTACTTCACTGTCAAATTGACGAAAGTCTTTTTTGAGATGAGGGACTTTTGATTGTGACGGATCATACTCCTTTAAACCCCAAATGATATAATAGTCGAGACGACTGCTTTTAAGTCCAATCGCAGTTATTTCCTGATCAGCCACCGATGGCTCTGGGAAACCGTTGTCAGAACGACATTCGATATCGAGAGAGACAACATCAATCTTTTTAGAATCATATTTAATCTCATTTGGAAACTCTGCTTGAATAAAAGCAGGTATATGACGATCATTTCCATAAATTTTAAAACTGTCTATTCCTTCATAATTTTTAATAAATGCTCTGCAATCCGACATGCTATCAAATCGCATAGGCTCTAGTGGTACTCCATCAAGTGAACGCCACTTAGCATTGCTATCCTTACTTTCGAGATACATTACAGGACGAAACCTGTATGTTGTATAAATCTTTTGTCCGTCTTCGTCATATCCCCTGTACAGGAGAGTATTCATCTTTCGCTCGATGCA